TCCGGTCTTGAGCTGGTAATGAGCAAACAGTTCGACATCAAAACATACAAGACATATTTCCGTCTTGATGCAAGATGGGGGGTTGTGAACCTCCAGCCTGAAATGTCAGGAATATTGCTCTTCGGTCAGCCGTAATCTTTATTTAAATAGGGGGACTGGTCCCCCTATTTAAAAAAAGATTACGGCTGACCGAAGAGCAGTATTCCTGTCATCTCAGGCTGGAGGTTTACAACCCCCCATCTTGCATCAAGACGGAAATATGTCTTGTATGTTTTGATGTCGAACTGTTTGCTCATTACCAGCTCAAGACCGGAATCAGTGGTTCCTCTGATCACAGCAGCACCTGCATCTTCAGGGATGGCGTATCTTCCGGGAAGGATTTCAATAGCCTCTTTTATGAAGAAGGGGTTAATCCTTGCGGCGTTTACATTCAACCAAGTGATCGCAGCAGTAGCACTGGCAGCTATTACAGTACAGTTCTGGTACTGGATTTCAGACTCTGCTCCGGCTCCGGAATCAGGGTCTACCAGGGGAGGTGTAATAACCATGTGTGTTCCATCAGTAACAGAAATGACACGGAAGGTTTTAAGCTGTCCGGTATCCTCTTTCGTAATCTGGTGAACGGCATTTACATTCGCAATGGTGAAAGCATCCCCGGCTTTAACACCAGTTGTGGCAGAGACAGTTACAGTCTGGAACCGGTTATCTACATTCTTCTGCCCTGCCTGGGTCATGTCAACACCTTTGGGGGTGTAGAAGTTTCCAGCTGCATTCGTGGCAATAGTCCTGGCACCACCTCCGGCAGCAGCGATTCTATTGGCATAGTCCAGTTTCCATGTGTCGAAGCTTGCGATCTGACCAACATAGGCCTTTTCATATGCTGTGAGGGATTTCTTCGCAGAAATATCCGCTCTGTCAGCCAGGTTCCCAGCCATACCATTATAGTCACGGGTAGACAGTGCAAGGATTCTGTCCATATCCTGAACACCCTGCTCATTCATGATTGCTTCCACAAGGGCAACATCGTCAAAACCAGTGGCTGCACCGGAAATTGGCACTACCAGAGAGCCCTGCTGGGAAGCAATGTCAAGAATAGACTTATTTATGTCAGAAGCAAGTTTCTGTTTTGCAGACTTACCGAGCCTTCCTTCCTGAAGATCGTCCCGCAGCTGAGTTGCAGTCATTGTCCAGTTTGCGGACTTTTCAATGTTAATAGACGCAGGTACAGAGAGCTGTGTCTTGTCTTTGAAGTTTGCAGACTGGTCCTGACCATCATAGGACTGCATCACATAGGGCTGAGGTCTCCAGATCGTGTCATTCGATCTTTCCATGGTTGTCTGGTCAGTATTAAACTTACTGACGTTTTTGGACATTACCTCTGCGTCCTGGAAACTTTCCAGAATCTGCTCAAAAGCAACCCTTTCTTCTTTGCTAAAATCGTTAGCCATAGTTTTTATCCTTTACTACGAAGTTTCTTTTTATAGGCCGTGACTTTCGTATAGTCTCCGGTCTTTTCAGCTTCTTTCCGAAGCCTTTCCAATGTCTCATCTGAATTGCCAGACAGTCCGCCTGATTTACCAGACACTCTTTTCTCCGGGCTTGGGGCTTTTCTGCTTGATACTTTCAATTGAGACTCCAATGATCCAATTTTTACGGCGAACTCCACAGTGTCTTTGGTTCTTGCAAGTTCTTCAAGCATCTTCGGGTTTTTGCCCAAAGCATAGACAAGAAGTGCAGAATCCTTGGCTCCGTGAATGATGATTCCCTGCTGTGTGATGTTCAAGGTATCTTTAACAAGATCTTCGGCATCCTCAAAGTCCTTGAAGTTGTGCGTCTTTTTCAACTCAGTGTAACTCTCCTGACGAGACTTCCACTTGTTATTTAACTCTTCAAGTTCTCTGGCTTTTTCAGCCTCTTGTTCTTCAACCTCTTTCTTCCGGTCATAATACTCTATGAGGCTCTGCTCATACTTGGCATCGTCATAACCACATTCGGCGAGAGTAGGTTTCTTCCCGAGCTCAATAGGTTTTGGTTTCTC